TGAGTAAAGGGTATTATATACACCTTCCAACTTCTCATCATTACCATCATGCAATGGTGTTGCAGATGCGAACTCAGATTTATCGTAGTTACGATAACCTTCAACGTTACGAATCTTCAATTTGAAGTTAGCACCTTCCCAGAAATCAAAAGGATTTACTGGTTCTTCGTCGGCAAACTGCGGTTGCATCACATCCATAATCTTATCGAAGATCTTCTTACCAAACTTATAAAGGAATACCTTACCATTATTAGCTGGGTTAGCGGGATCTTCCACTACCATAATATTAGAAACGTAATGTAGTCTACGTTTACGCTGACGCACAATGTCCTTATTGGCTTCAATACCAGAGTTCCAAAGTTCTGAGTTCATCTCAGATACAGGATCAGGTTGACCAATAGAAGTCAATGAGTTTTCAATATACCATTGACCAGTTGGACCCTTAAACCCGTGATCCCAATACTTAACCCAAGGGAGATCTTCACCTTCAGCAGCAGGAAGGAATCGAATAACGGCATAACCGTTACCAGATTTATCTACCTCTGGTTTCCAGAAACGATCATCTTGATAAGATTTTTGGGTGGAACCGCCAGCAGTTTCAGCTGCTTGGACTAGTTTAGAAATGTCGGCAGAGCGCGACTTAAGATTTGCAAAAGACATATTTTTCTCCGTATTTGCGTTGTATTGCTGAATTATCCACTTTATTCATAATATAGATTTATATTATACACCATTTTGTTCATGATGTAAATACCTTAAGCACAATTTTTTTCATTCTTTCAATATCAACTTGAACGAATGGATCGTACTTTCGGACTTTCAATGAGATATCCGGCCACATAATAGTTTCCGTAATCTCCTTATCAGCTTTATTCATAAAGCCGGTAAGTTTATTTATAATCACTACAGTCTCAAGAGAAATCTCCTCTTCAAGATATGCAGTGATTATATCAGGATGAGAATTACTTTTGCATTTAAGCATGTCGTCAAAACTTTCATACTGTAAAGACAAATGATTCAAATCCTGTTCAAAGATATACCCGATTGATTGCATCCTCTTCAGCCAAGATTGATATACATCCTCGGCATTCAACATTTCACCAATCCATTTTGTACCATTAATAAAATGAGAGGCATACCAACCAATCATCTCAGGTACATCTTTAAACCTTTTAGCCACTTTTGCAAAGTGGTATTTGTCATTGCGCTTCCAAAAGCTTTTTGGATTTGCGCTTGTTTTAAAATTATATTTAGCGGCATCATAAGTCTTAGACTCAAAGTGAAGTTTTAAAGATTGATAATACCGGTAAGCGTCAAAGGGTTCCATTCTATACTGGCAGCTGATTTGATGTGCCCTCCACTAATTTTAGTTTAACGCATTCTGCTTCTAATTTATCTTTAATTACAGGTGAAATCAATTTGTTAATTTCACCTGGATCTAATTCTCGGTCTTCGCAGATTTTTAGTATCGCATCCATATATGATAAACTAAAATTTAAAACGTTCTCTTCCACTAAGACTGAAAATTTCTTTTTTGTTAATATAGTATTTTCAATCATGTTATTCCCATCTATAGAAAATGTGGTCATCAATCTGCATAGTCTTAGTTAGGCTATGGCGCCAATTAGGATATACTCTATACGTATGATAATGAGTAGATCCTTCTGTCACATCATAACCAGACTCATACATTGATATAGCCTGAATAGCTATGTCAACAGACTGTAGCCACATTTCTCGGTTAATTGGTACATCGGATAGACCATCACAATACCAGCTAAATTGACACTTATGTCTTTTAGGAAATCCACTTGGATGAGTTGGTCCTTGGTATACTACTTCACATGGTGTATTTGGGTAGCGATCATCAACTACTCTATTGAGTACCACATGGGCCACTGCCATTTGCCCTAGATGAGATTGATTACGGGATTCAAAGTAAACATTCTTTGCCACGCATTCAATGTCAACAGGAGATAACGAAGTGATTGCCGCGAATAGTAATTCCTTCATTTATTTATCCAATGCTCTTAGTATGATAGTATCTCCATTGATTCGTCCATTTGGTACATTAATCTTAGTGGACAAACCTTTAAAGATATTATCAATTTGTTTTGGTGTTTTACTCATGATACTCGGTAGAATATCATCAGGCTTACGAAGTCGAGTACAACGACTTGTTTCTTCATCAATATGTTGAATGGTAGTACCTTTCACCTCGAATCCTTTTACAGCATTAGAGACGTATTCGGTAAGCATTCTTGTTTTGACATTAAAGGTAAACAATCGCATCGCTCCAACAATGAGAACTGGATTGATTGAAGCCAACTTATAATCTTTGACTTCTTCTTTAAGGTACTTAACGTTTTTAACTTGGGCATCAGCTGCCTTTGGCTTTTTGACTCGAGTACGAACTGCTTTGTTTGAAGCTTTGAGCTTTTCAACATCTTCAATCATTTTAGTTACTACATTCAATCGACGCTTGATTTCTTTGCGTGATAGATGGGAATAACCCTCAACAGCTTGATCGCATTTCTTGTGGTATGCATCATAGTAATCAGAGTACCAACCATCAAGGCGAAGTGATTTGACCATTTCAAGAGCTGGACCTTTGATGTCATGGAAACGCATTCGGTTATATAGATCAATTTCAGTTGTTTGACCATCCATCCATTCGTCTTCCATAGTGTCTAGTTCTTCAATAATGGTGTCATTAACTTTATTCCACATACGTTGTTGTGGAGTTAGAACTCGAACATTACTTTTTGCTTGAGCTTCTTTTTCTTTTTCGACAAGAATTTTCTTGCCTTTTTCGATATATTCAGAATAGAACTCTTTGATGCGAGTAGTAAGTTGCTTCCAATTGTCTGGAAATTCTAGACCATTGTTGAGCCACACAATACCAGTTGCGTAATGTGAGTACATATGGAATAGATAATCTGGGTTAGCTAAAATAGCTCTAGAATCAGATTTTGAGAAGTTCTCTTTGATCCAAGATTTTACGATTTCCATTGTTGGCTTTTTATCAAGTTCATAATGAACATAGTACTTAGCTTTTTCCCAGTTGTCAAGTGGAATACCAGCTACACCATTCTTAACGCGTGGTGTTAATTTTTTCTTACGTACTGCCATAATTAGTCCTCCATCATCAATTTACAAGTATATTCTATCATAGTTTTTTGTGTTTGTAAACAGTTATTTTCACTTTTTTGAAAAAAAGTTACGGTATTTGAATATTAATAATAGTATTGACTTCAATAGAGATCCACTGATTGGTGTCTACATTGAGTGCTGTGATACAATGAGGCTCAAACATAGCAGTTTCGTATATGGTTTCAAATCCAATAGGGAAATTGTCTAGCTCCTTAATATGCTCATGTAGTAAAGTAAATCTTCCAGTAACTGCCATAGATCCCTTTGGTGTATATTTAATTACACACACCTTAGAGATCAAATGGTCGTATAGTTCATGCCTAGTTAATGGGTCTTTGCGCATCGAAATTGAGTCACACTATCTACTCTAAATGATCTCCATCCTTCGGCCTTCACGTCATAAACTTTAATGACGTTAATAGTAACATTCACACCTTCATCTAGATTACCATCAGACTTTGGTTGATGCTCTTTAGGAATGGTTTTCATATTCAACGTACAATCCATTACACGTTTTTCACCATTAACCTTTGTAAAGGTTACAGTGCAAACTTCTTCACGAAGTTTGTCAAGCATATCTGATCTATTCATTTTCACTCCTTTGGTTTTGCATTAAATGATCTAAATATTCTGAATAAGATACTTGATACTTATTAGTAGATGCTCCGAAATTATTTGGTCCATTGTCAGCGACCCACTTATCACGAAGCAAAATTTTGCCACTACGTACTCGTTCTTCGAGATCATCAGCGGCATTACGCATTTGATCTACAACGCTTAGAATTTCTTGAACTCCATCATGATCAGTGTCGCACACAATAGGACCAGAAGGAACACAATACATTTCATATACGCTACTAATAAGATCCGTCCATTCAAAATTCATTTCACATGCGGGATCACCTGATTCACCAATAAACACACATGTGTTAACGCCCTCAGGTTCTAAAGAGCTATATACATCTAAATCAATCGTTGCTTGTACCATTTTCGATTTCCTTTGTTTCCATGTTTTCAATTGCTTCACTTAGAAACGAGTTAAAGCCTCGTTCTAATAGATACCTTTGTGCTTCTTTATCTAAATCAAGTGTACACACGCCAGTGTCTTCATCATATTCAATTAGATCTACTTTCATTAGTTGCGCCTCATGTTGGCTATTTCTTCAGCTTGCTTTTTGTTGATAATTGGAACTGCGTTTGATTTGTGCATTGTTGCAATTCCGACGATAAGATTTCCTGTATATTTTGGTGATTCTTTTTTTGGGCAATAAGTTGGTATTGCGTCCGACGTCGTGAGGCTTGGATATTTTGGGACATCACGCGTAACTGGTTTCGTCGGGACATATGGTTTGAACTCCCTTTTAAAAGTTTTTACTGAAGCGAAAAGCTTTTCATATTCACGTTTTTCTTTTTGCTTTGCATGCATAATTTGACGTGCACGCTTTTTATATGCTGGAGTGCTCATGCTATAAACCACCTATAAATTCCCCATGCATCGACAAATAAGAAAAAGAAATTTTGTACGAACATAGGTTTATCTTTTAGCCGCCAAAATAGAACTGATAGAACTATATGGCCAAATAAGAATATCAAAAATCCATAACGCGATATTTCAATATTCGACGAAAGTAATAAAGCCGCAGCTAGGAAACTAACTGTCCCTAGCCACTTACATATCTCGACTTGCATCCCATACCCAAGGTG